TACACCTCGTCCTCGCCCGTGTGGAAGGCGATCCAGAAGGCGTCAAAGGTATTAGTTTGTTTGCCGTGCCAAAAGTTTTACCTGACTTCTCACGCAACAAAGTCTTTGCTGGTTCTATTGAAGAAAAGATGGGCATTCATGGATCACCAACCTGTGTTATGAACTTTGATGGTGCTACAGGATTCCTTGTAGGTGAAAGATGCCGTGGTCTACAGGGCATGTTTATTATGATGAATGAACTTAGATTAGGCTGTGCTATTCACGGTCTATCGCAATCGGAGTTAGCGTTTCAAAATGCCTTACAATATGCAAAAGACAGAATCCAGAGTAAGAGTGCCGTCGATCTTGGCGGTCCTAGTGTCGCTATTCTTTCACATCCTGATATTAGGCGTATGCTTATGGATGTTCGCTGCATTAATGAAGCTGCCCGTCTACTGATTCTTGAAGCAGCCATGTTGGCTGATACGGTTAGTTTCCATCCTGATGTTGTGTCGGAAGTAGATGCTATTAAGAATCGAGACGCCGAAGATCGTCTTGGTCTTATGACTCCAGTTCTCAAAGGTGTTGTTACTGATTATGGTGTTGAGAACGCTATCAAGATGCAGCAAGTATGGGGCGGTCATGGTTATGTCCGTGACAATGGCATGGAGCAAATCGTAAGAGATGCAAGAATTGCCATGATCTATGAAGGCGCTAATGGTATTCAGGCACTTGATCTTGTCGGTAGAAAACTACCAAAGAACATGGGTCGTGCTGTTATGCGTTTCTTCAAAGATACTGAAACATTCCTAACAAGTTCTTATGAACACGATATCAACCATATCGTTCAGCCAATGACACAAGCCGTAAGCGAACTAAAGCAAGCAACTGAATGGTTAGCAGCAAATGGTATGAAGAATCCTAATGATGCTGGTGCAGCAAGTTATCCATATATGAAAATGTTTGGATTGGTTTTGTTAGGATTGGCGCATATTCGTATTTGTTTGGCAACCGACGACAAAGCAAGACATACTACCGCAACTTATTTTATGGAGAATGTCTTGCCAGAAGCCAGTTTCTTACTGAAAAAGATTCGTCAAGGATCACAAACAATGATGGCACTAACTCCAGACGAGTTCTGATGTTGTTTGGAGTTTAGATGTTGATTCCAGTTGTGTTGTCCTTTTATATCACGATTACAGCATGAGCAATGAAACACAGGAGCAGTTTGGAAATACTTCTTTCGTCTTTCCGACTGCTCTTGTCTCTTTTTAGGGTCAGACCATGTTTCTTTATGCTTCTTTGATAATGCTTCTCTTTTGGCAGTATTGGACCAAACCTTTGAACTTATCTTTGATCTTTCTTCCAAGTATTCAGGAGAGTTTCTAATGGCCACCATGTTATCACGAAACTCTGGATCATCCCATTGTCTTTTTAGATTATCTGACCTTAGTTTTCTTATCTCAGGAGCGTTATTGATTTCTAACATTCTGGCATAGTATTCGGGATCAGACCATCTTTCGTTATTCAACTTGGTGGCAAAGTCAGAGATTTCTTGTTGGGACATTTTGAGTTTTTGAGATATTCTCAAACAAGCGTATGTGTCGTTCTGGGAAAAATGAATATCGTAATGTTCCTGTATAGAAACACACTGGAGATTATCTATATGATTATTGGAATGATTACCGTCGATGTGATGGATTTCATACGATCTTCCTTGTTCGTCTTTAGGAATAGGACCGTTGAAATGTTCCCAGATTTTGCGGTAGTTGGTTGTAGTATAAATATCCATGCTGGACCTCCGATCAGGTTTAGAGTAGGTGAGGATTCCCGTCCTGCGACCTACACTTCTATTTAGTATTCCGAGGTTTTGATGAAATCGTGGAAAGAACTTGACTTCCGAGAGCAAATAGAGTATATTAGACAGGCTGAGTATCTCCAAGAAAAAGGATACTTTCCTGGAATAGATCCTTTTGTAGTTGCGGAAATGTTGTATCGGAAAAGGAAGTCAAGAAAGGATTGAAACATGGGTCTTGATATGTATCTCTACGGTAATAAGTGTTCTTTTTCCAAAGAACAAAAGGTCGATGGATTTCCTGTTTCGTCTGTGTTACTTGAAATGGGTTATTGGAATAAACGTGTCAACCTTCATGGATTTATCGTTGAAGCCTTTGCTGCCGGATTTGATGATGGCCAGAAGATCGATCTAGATAAAGATGACCTTGATTATATTATTAATGTATGGGAGAATGATAGCCATTATGATGAACTTGTAACAGGTTTTTTCTTTGGTAAGGCTTATTTCACAGAGGAAAAAGACGAATACGATCCTCATGAGGAACAGAAGGCTCGTGATATAGAACTATTCACGAAGGCTAAAAACTGGCTAACTGAAGAACATTCTAAGGATGAATATCGTTCTATCTATTACGAAGCATCGTGGTTATGAGGAGATTGTAGAATGACAGCGTTTGAAGCAATATTATGGTTAGAATCAACGTCACAGTATTTCAGCAAACGACCAACAAACGGTGAAGATCAAGCATATTGGTCTAATGTGTATAACTCTGAAAACTGTTTGAAGATTGCCGAACTAATAAGAGAATTATGTAAAGATGACTGACGATAAGGACAGACACAATACCGCAGAATATTTTATGAACCGTATTCTACCAGAAACAAGTATGCTATTGAAGCGTATGCGTTTTGGTTCTGATACAATGATGAAAGCGGAGTTATGAGTCCTCTCTGAAAAGGGAGCAAGGTCGGTTAGAATGTATCACGCATTGGCATTCGGACAAATAAACAAAGAGGTTGCCGTATGGTAGCTGCCGGTCAAAATAAAACCATTACACAAAAAGAGTATAACAAACTGTTTGATGAATATTTGAAAGAACAAAAGTTTGACGGTGGAGACTGGGACAGATGGTATTGTAATCATGTGTTCAAGTTCTATAAACAAACACAGGATGAATTAGAAGTCCGTGCTGGTTTCCACGTCAATGAAGTAGGCGAGAGAATAGATGAATGACCACGACGAAATAATCAAACAACTGCACGAGTTAGCAGATTGGATTGAGAAGAACAATCATGTTAAATGTATGTCTGTTCCTCGCAAGGCTGCTTATCTGATAACGGCGTATCAAGAGGACTACGATAGACTCTGGCTGCTTAATAACAAGCGTGACGTTTATCTGACAGACTATATCAACCGTGTCATTGGGTTCGTAAGACTACAATGGTATCTCTTTAGAAAGAAAAAGTAATGTATGATGAGATATTTGATCTTGATCTTAACTCTGGTATCCCACACGGCTAATGCTCAAATGGCAATGACGACCGAAAATCGTTCGCTTGGTCCAGGTACATATGAAGAAAGCGTAGCCCAAATGAATGGTGCTCCGCCTCCATCTGATGGTTATAGAAAAGGATGGCAAACGTCAAGACCTGGTGTAGCTATGTCATATGGTGGTGCTACAGGAACAGTTCCCCTACCTAATAATCCTAATGATGTTCCTGATGAATGACAACAAGGTGTGACAATATGTCGCACTTGACTTTCACAAAGGACTCCTCTATAATGGTCAGATTATGGAGGTTCTATGGCACTCTTACCTGTCTATTACACCACGACCAACTATCGCAAACGCAAGCAACGGAAACATGACCGTTCCGAGCATGATGCATGGCTGATCAAGATGGGCGTATCGCCAAAACAAATCAAAGCAAAGAAGACCAAAGACACTAAATGGCGTTCCGACTATTCTGCTTCACTACAGGTAGAACGATCAACAAAAGAACATGAGCGTTCCTTACGTGAAGTTTGTAACGGTGGTCCTAATGCTACAGCCAATCGTTCCGTTATGGCTAACATACACAAAGAGTCCGAAGAAACTCGCAATGAAATTCTAGCGAAGGCTAAACGTGTTATGCCGTTGTATAACAAAGGTGGGCTTCAGGTATTGTCCGAGTCCGATGATCTCAAAGCACTCAATAAGGTGGCAAGATGAATAAGTTTACACTTGAAATCGACTATGACATTATGGATGAAATCACAAGACAAAATCTAAAGTCTGCTTATCATCATGCGGAAGATGATGAAATGCGTGATGCTATTGACCTTGTGTTATCATATTTCTCCAACCATGATGATTACCAGAAATGGGTTGATGAGAAATTGAACCATACTAAATAATACTATGCTCAAAAGATGGTATGAAACTAGACCGTTTACCTTTGGTGCGGTCTTCATTTTTCTTTATATGACTATACCTATACTAGATCAAATTTTTATGTATCCGAAGATGAAGCCAGTTTGTAATGGGGAAATCACGGATCAGCAAATTAGAGCATGTACCGATTGGATCCGCAAGAAGGAGACAAGTCATGTTCGAGATGTTAAACGAAGACCTGGAAGATTGTTTAGAGATACTCCGTCAAATCAGTACCTGCGAGAGCAGGAACGAGCAATTGATGATTTTGGCGGAACAGAGAATAGATGAAGACGACATCAAAAAAACTATTGAACTTTGTGAGATGATGGTGTATTATCATAATAGGACTAAGCATGGATGAGATACCTGGTGTACCGATATGGGTACCATTAAACAAAACCGCTGAACAACTAGATCGTGAATTTACATTGGAGATGGCTGAACATGTCTGGCAAAAAGTCAAAGGTTATCCAATTCCCGAATGCTACTCGGAAGAAGATCGTTTGTCAATATTCGAGCGGTACTACCACCGAGCCAGCGCCCAGTCGCAAGGCGAGTGATAACCTAGAGTTGAAACTATTAGGTGCGGTTATTGGAGGCTCATTGATGTTAGGTATCATGTACCTTTCAGCATTAACAATTTATGGAGTATAGTATGAAAGAATTAGTCTTTGCTGTTATCAGCATTTGCTTACAGTCAGGTGAGTGTGAAACACACCAGATGAAAGTTGAACCTCGTGTTTGCCATCTTAAATCTGTTCAAGCGCAAGTACCAATGGGCGGCGAGTGGAAAGATGCCGTCGTAAAGTTTAAATGTTAAGGGAGATAGAAATGCTCGTAGAAGATAAGGTTAGCCATTCCGCCGTTTCAGAGGCATATTGCCTTCTGTCATCATACATTCGTGAAGAAGGTAAGCTGGGAGCCAATTACGACAAAGAAAAGATTTTAGAGTTTTGTAAGTTTGTTGCGGAAATTTTGAAGCACCCAGAAAACTTTGTGAATGAGGTAGAGCGTGATAACACAGCAGGCGTTGATAGCAACTAGTATTTGGTTAGTTGCAATTGTAATCGTATATGGGCATTCAGGTTTCGATAAGATACGTGATTGTTATGGCATGTGGTTTACTAAAGAATACTGGACAAACTACAATATTGTCGAAGCCCTATCATGGGCAGCAAAAGCAATCATCATCATTCCAGGTTTGATTTGGGGTTATCAAATCTGGTGGTTATACTTCCTAACCCTAGCAACGTCACTCTCACTAATCTGGGCCAGCAATAAGAAGTTGTTGCCAACACTAGTTGGTTTCAATACCATCTGGGCTTGGATTAGTTTGATGGTGATATCACAACACATTTTCTAACATAAAGGTGAACATAATGAATAAGGTATTTCTAGCAGCCGCCCTAGTTCTAGGTCTAACTGTTTCCGCTTCCGCTCTAACAACCCTAGATGAAACTCACAACGGAAAGACCGTTGCTGTTCCAGGCGCTACTAAGAGCAATGGTGTTTATGCACCAGCAGCACAATACACTCCACATGGTCTAGTTGTTACTGCACCTCCAGGCGCTGACGTTGACGTTGACAACGATGGTTCTGATATCTCTATTGATATCACTCCAAAGGGCAAGCGTGGTCTACTAGGTCTAGGTGTTCTAGGTCTATGATCCGCTACTTTGCTATGATTGCTGTGGTGCTTTTTAGCACCTCGGCTTTCGCCCACAATCATGTTCCTTATGGAACATACTATAATCCTGTGCAAGATCCACCATTCGCTGGTGACTGGTCTGTTCCGGTTCATCGTGGTATGTATTGTGTTGGTGGAACCTGGCACTATGGTTGGCTTCGTCCATGGGAACGTTCTCCTGTGATCAAGCCATCATGTGGTACGGCAATCTATCAGATTAACTAATGACCATTTCGTTTAACGAGATAAAAAGTCTCTTTAACGAAGATGAATGGGATGTAGGGTATCTTTCTGCGGAAGCAGTAAGAAGATGTGCCCTACATCCTATTAAACTAATCAACCTTTACATACCAGAAAACTTCACCAACAACATATACTTTAAAGAAACCGAAGCTATAGTCCTGATACGATCAGGTCATACTTGGGATTATACCTTGTATGGTGAGTCTACAGATATTCTTAGCAAAACGAATTACAAGTTTCACCAGATACACACCAACTATAAAGAAGCTGCCATATTGGCAGGTCTTGGCGTTCGTGCTAGAAACTCTCTGATCTATTCTTACAAGTTTGGTTTTGATCATCATATTGCCGCTTTCAGGTTTGATGAGAAGATCACCGAGATACCAACCCATACTAGAGTAAACTACAAACTATGGAACAGATGTGTTGGTTGTGATGATTGTATCAAGGCTTGTCCTGTCAATGCTATTCATGCTGATGGTGAACCATTGTCATGGTGGTTGGATTCAGGTAAGTGTAATGACTTTCTAACATATGGTAATGATAAGAGCATTCCATCAGTAAAACAGTTCTGGCATAAAAATCTGTATCCAGAAATACCTGATGAGAAGATAGAGGAACTAACATCGTCATCTGATCCTATTGAAGGTACTATAACGGCGACAGATAGATATAAAAGAGGTCTACAGCCGTGGGAAAGAAACCTGCCATGGAACAAGAATGGTTATAGTTTCGATGGTCAAGTGGTCAGAAAAGATGGTCAAGCGGTTGATGTTCCCATATGTCGTGAATGTACCTCACAACCTAGATGCTCAAAGTGGAATGGAAAGTTCCCTTATAACAAGGAACAAACATGATTGTCATCGATAACCTGTTTACGAAGAATGAACAAGACTTGATTGAAACCTCGGCGCTCCGAACACCGTGGTTCTATCAAGACAATACGTGTGACTTCTCTTACATACCAAACTATCCTAATCATATAAATGGTACGAGAGAAACGCCGTTCTTTGTGAATATGTTGTTTGATGAGTTTAAACCACAGTCAGAGTATTTCAAATACTTTGCACCAATCGTAGGTGCATTGGAGAGACACACCAAACGAACTTTCATGAAAAGGCTGTTTCGTATGAAGGCTAACATGTATATGAGACAGCCTGACTATCCAGACGGTCATTTCCATACACCACATGTGGACGTGTATGATGAAAAGACAGATACGATTGGTGAAGGAGAAATTTTTCTATACTATGTTGACAAGTCTGATGGACCTACATATATGTTCAATGAGAGGTTTCCATCAGAAACGGTGACCAAACGTGCTACGGTGTCACCGGAGAAGGGAAAGGGTGTTCTATTTGATCTACAGACACTTCACGCCAGTTCTCCACCTAGAATACATGAGAGACGGATTACTTTAAACTTTGTATTCACTAAATAGTATTGTCCAATTCCGGACGATATTATGGAGCTTCTTATGAACCTCGCAAACCTAACTGCTAACTGGAAGACCACAGTGATGGCTTTGATTCCATTGCTTGCTTATGGTCTAAAGTTCGCTGGTGTATGGCCAGAGTCAATGCCACTTCCTCCATTGGATGAAGTATGGCCATTTCTTCTAGGTCTAGTTGGTGTTGGTGTTGCCGCTAAGGACAACAATGTCACCAACGCTTCACATCCAACGGATCCAACCAAACTCTAACGCTCAATACGGGCTTTAGAATCCGTTAGATACTTACGAATGGCATCGATGGAGGCCTTACAACGAGTGTTATTCTTATAGAGTTCAACAATCGTTTTGGCCACCTCGGTGTCATTTAGTGTCTTATAGTTTGGCCACTTTGTCTTGATAGGACAATCATACATTTGCTCTGGTGGTGTTATGACTTCCACTTTTGTTGTAATTGCGGTAGACTGGCAACCAGCCAAGAATAGGCATACGATTAGTAGTCTTTTCATTGTGATAGTTCCTTGAAGGTTCTCTTTAAGACTTCCGATGATTGTTTCTGATCCTTGGGTTGGGTGTCAAGATATACATCAAGGCTCTTAAACTTCTCATTCATCTCAATAGTCTTGTTTTTGAGGTCAGCCACAATCTCGGTGCTTTCTTTCAACATAGCAGCGGTATCTTCCATTGCTTTTCTTTGTTGCTCGAAGGCTTTTTCTATTTGCTGTGACTTGTATTCGAACAAGGCTTTTGTTTCAATGGAAGACTTCCATATATAAATGCCGCCGCCTACCATGACGGAAAAAATGAGTCCTAAAACAAGATTGATTGTCCAACTATTAATAGGCATCTTGACACCTCCGAGGCTTCTGCTATAATATATAGTATTAGGAGAGGAAGCAATGATCTTATGTTCCTGTAACGCCCTATCTTCCAATACTGTTAAACAAATCCTTGAGCATCATGAAGGTGATGTTCCGTCCGTGCAAGAGATTATGGAAAAGCACGGTTGTTCCGTAGTCTGCGCTTCCTGCGCTTATAACATCAAAATTGAAATAAGGAAACATTATGAAAGTCTACATCGGTCCGTATAAAGAATGGTGGGGTCCCTACCAGATCGCAAATCTCATTCCATTCGCAAGTGAAGAAACCAGAGACAAGATTGGTGATTGGCTTGCCAAGACTTGGGTGAGTGATCTTTGTGAACGGATTCATAAAATCCGTGGTGAACGTGATATCAAGGTGCGTATCGACAAGTATGATACTTGGTCAATGGATCACACTCTCGCCTATATCATCCTTCCAATGCTCAAGCAACTACAAGAAACCAAGCACGGTTCTCAATTGGTTGATGACGAAGATTTGCCTCCATATATGCGATATGGCAATCCTGATGGTTATGATAACTGGGTTCATTACAGATGGGAATGGGTTCTCAATGAAATGATCTTTGCCTTTGAAAGCAAACTTGATGATTCCTGGGAAGATCAGTTCCGCCATGGTGAAACAGATTATGAGTGGACTCTTGTTTCAGGCAGTGAAGATGATGAAAACGCCATGTATCAAGTAAATCAAACCAATCCAGACTATTGGGTTGACTTTGATGGCATGAAGTTGTATAATGACAGAATACAAAACGGCTTCCGACTATTCGGAAAGTATTATCAGGGTCTATGGGACTAAGGAGATTGCGTATGATTTTTAATGGTAAGAAAGTTGATGTCCTCGCTGAGGAGTTTAAGCAGCGTGCCTTTGATGGCAAGTGGGAGAGAATTGTCAAGATTATGGATCTTGATAACACATACACCTTTATAGGTGAAAATGGGAGCCGAATGAGCCACATTCCTACGAAGTGGGTCACGGTCGGCGTTTATGACTATCTAATGGAGATTGTAAACTAATGGCAACAAATGTAACACTTATCAAGTTCCTCGGTGGTGAGGAAGTTATCGCTGAGGTTCTATCAGAAACCGATAGCACACTTACAGTTAAGAATCCTGTCCGTATCGTTGTTATTCCGGACCGTATGGATGCCAAGACACCACAGGTTGGTCTTGCTCCATATCTACAGTTTAGTGAAACGAAAGAACTTACATTCAATCGTAACCTGGTTGTAACAACAGCAGTACCACTAACAGACTTTCTAAATCAGTATAACAGTCTGTTCGGTGGAATCCAGTTACCTTCAAGCAAGATTATCACACCTTAATGAATAACTTTTATACTAATGTTGAGGTATGGGGTGGCAAGATCCTGTACCGTGGTGTCCAGAATGGCCGTCGGGTTAGTCAAAGAATTGATTATAACCCGACGCTATTCGTGCTTTCCGACAAGCCAACAAAATACAAGACCATTCACGGACAGTATGTTGGGCCTGTTAAGCAAGGTTCAATCCGTGAGGCTCGTGACTTTATCAAGCAATATGATGGAGTTGCAAGTTTCAAGATTTATGGCAACAATCGTTATCAGTATTGTTTCATTGCTGACGAGTTCCCTGGCCAGATTGATTGGAACATCAACGACATTAACGTTGCTAACATCGATATTGAAACGGGTTCTGACAATGGCTTTCCTGAACCTGACGATGCCAATGAACCTCTAATAGCTATCACAGTTCATATGAATAACATGTTCACTACATTCGGTTGTGGTGACTATGATAACACTCGTGACGATGTGATCTATTACAAATGTTCGGATGAGTTTGACCTTGTCCGCAAGTTTGTTGGCTGGTGGCAATCTAACACACCTGACGTTGTGACTGGCTGGAATATTGAAGCGTTCGATATCCCTTACATGGTCAACCGTATCATCAAGCTATTTGGTGATAGTGAAGCTAAGAAGCTATCACCTTGGAATGTTATATCTCCACGACTCGTTGACGTTGGTATGAAGAAGGTGAATACTTATGGTATTCTTGGTGTGCCTCTACTTGATTTCATGAAGCTATACCGCTGGTATGCTCCTGATGGCAAGTCACAAGAATCCTATAAGTTGGATAATATTGGTCATGTTGAATTGGGTGAACGCAAGTTATCATATGACGAGTATGGCTCTCTCCATAACCTGTATAAAGAAAACTATCAAATGTTCATTGACTATAACATCAAAGACGTTGATATCGTTCGCAGGTTGGAAGAAAAGCATAAGCTAATTGAATTGGCTCTTACTCTCTCATATGATAACAAGTGTAACTATGAAGATGTGTTTACACAAGTTCGCATGTGGGATGTTATCTGTTACAATCACCTCAAGGCAAAGAACATTGTAGTTCCACCTATTGAAAGGCATGAGAAAGATGCTGCATACGTTGGTGCTTATGTTAAAGACCCTATTGTGGGTTTTCACAATTGGGTGGCTTCTTTCGATGTTAATAGCGAGTATCCGTCTGTTATTATGGGAAGCAACATTTCTCCCGAAACGATTGTTGAGGCTGACGATTATACTGATGATATGCGTCGTCTTATCTCCGATGGGGTATCCGTTGATAAACTTCTTTGTAAGGGCATCGACACATCTTGCCTTAACGCTGACAATGTTTGCCTGACAGCTAACGGTCAGTTCTATCGCCGTGACAAGCAAGGCTTTATGCCTGAAATGATTGAGAAGATGTTTGCTGACCGCAAAATCTATAAGAAGGCTATGTTAGATGCTGAAACAAAATACGAGGTTGAGACTGACCCGCAAAAGAAAGCACAACTCAAAAAAGAGATTGCTAAGTTCAAGAACCTGCAACTCTCTAAAAAAGTTTCGCTCAATTCGCTATACGGTGCGTTGGGGTCTCAATACTTTAGGTTCTTCGATCTACGGAATGCCATCGCCGTCACGACCACTGGTCAGCTTTCGATCCGCTGGATTGAAAACTCAATCAACTCATACCTAAGAAAGGTATTAAAGACAAATGAAGATTTCGTTATTGCAGTCGATACTGACTCCGTGTATCTTAACCTTGCAGAAGTGGTACATAAGACGCTGCCTAGTGATGTTAAAGATCCTGCGAAAGC